ATATATAACATCTTCTGTTAAGGGTTTGGGTGGTGCAAACTCATTGACCCCTTGTCTAAACCCTTTCCCATACCATTCAATCTTTGTTTCTGCTAAAAGAGGCTCAGGCTCTTGCTCAGGTGGGCTTAGGAGTTTTTTAAGTTGTAATTTTAAAGCACTTATTTCATCATCACGCTCATCTATTATATTCTCTAACAACTCTCTTTCTTTACTCATCATCTACTCCAATACCGTGTGTTTTTTCTATAGCCCTAACAAATGCTTTAATTTTCTCCCAGTTATTGGGGTATTTACTGCCAAGAATCATCATATAAATTACTTCATCCTTTAGGGGTTTTTGGATTGTAAATCGTTTTAAGAACCATCTTTCAATCATACTCATTACTCATCCCCTCCCCCTCAACAGATTGACTACCACCATAAGAATATATACTGGCATCAGTATAATGTTAATACATACAATGACTGCTAAGAGCAACCAGAATAACAACAATTCAAGTAGTTTCATTTGTATAGCCTCTCAATAAACCCTGCCAACTGCTCAACATTCTCTGCGTTAATGCAAATTGCCACACCTCATAAAGCTGCAAAGTTCACCTCGACTCTTAAGAATTTCTGATTGCCAAAGTAGTTGTCTACTCGACTGACTCCACCTAAGCGCAATAGTGGTACTTTTTTCTCTGGCTTGGGCTTCTTGTAAACTTTCTTTGATTCAATGTACTTATCAACAATTTCTTCATCGTATAATAAAATCTTACCTTCTTTAGCAACATAGCAAGGGAAGTCACGCCATGTCTTTTTAAACTTAGTAACGAGTTGTTGCTTAGTTAGTCCATGCTTTGTTGCTATATAATCTCTAGTCACTAGCATTTAATAACCTATCTATATCCCAATTACGATTTAGCCTGGATGGTTGATAAAAATTAATTAGATGTTCTGGATACTCAAAGCAAGGTTGTTTTTTCCTTATCATCCAAATATCCTCATTTTCATCTCTTTCTTTCTGCTCATCTGGTATAACTACATAACCTCTTGGCCTTCCACATCCTGTCTTTTCAATACCACCAGAGGCTTTAAAATCTAACATTTCTTGTCTGTTGTAATAATTTGTGCCTTTGATATTGACTGATTTGTATGGCATTTTTTCGAATCTTTCCCAGCGCTCAACGGTTGTCTTATCTACATCAAGTAAAACAGCCGTCTCTGCTCTGGATATCCATTTACTGTGATCTATAACCATACGTCAAAAAGGTATGTCATCATTGAAGTCATCAGCAGCTGCTTGTCGAGCTGGTGCAGGACGTTGTGTATCAGATCCTTCTTTTCTGCCACCAACTAAATCAATAATATTGGCATTGAGTTCAAGGCTGAACTTGGTTGTGCCGTCATTGGCTTTGTATTCACTTTGGGTAAGCTCACCTGAAACAAATACTGTCTGGCCTTTTTTTAAGTAGTCTTTTAAATTACCTTCAGCCCGTTTGCCAAACAAAACAACACGCACCCAATTAGTCTTTTGTTTGTCACCAAAGCCAACATTATTAGCTACGGTAACATTCAAAACAGCAACACCAGATGGTGCATATCTCACTTCAGCATCACTGCCGACAGTGCCGGTAAAACTAAAAACATTGCTCATTTATATTCCTCTCTAAAAGTTTCTGAAAAGTTTAAGTTAATTAGTCGTTCAGCATTGGTGCGCGAAAAACTAAAACCCGTCATTACTAAATCAATAATAATTTCTTGTATGCCTAAATTTGCTTTGTTGACTAATACAGTCATCAGCGCTTCTTCAGGCTCATAAAATGATTCGTCTATCTCGTTCATAAATCCTCACTAAGCAGCTATTGCCTCTTTGGTGGTTACAATTAGATTTAAAAATTCGTTAAGGCGATCATCCAAACTTTTTAAATCAGTTTCGACATCTTTGCGGTGAACGCGGTGAGTGATAAGTTGCTTACCCTCTGGGAAGTCAGCGCAGTAACTTACAAAGTCTACCCATGCACGTCCTGTGGCGTGTAAATGACCCATTAATTGCCAGTGATAAGCAGGATCATGTGCGCCACGTCTAAGAGTTGCATAATGAGTGGTTGAGATAACTGATTTGATCTCAATGATGCCATCATCCCCTACCAAGCCATCGGGTGAACTTCCCCAGGTATCGGAGGCAAAGAAACCTCCGTTTGTTACCGTAACAAAGTTTTCATGCTCGTATAACTCCTTAGCAATAGGCTCTTGTTCATGACCACGTTGCATATGCTCATTGGTAAAACTTACACCTGATTTACGTCCAGTAATTTGTTCTAGCGCTAGTTGTAGGGCATAGGCTTTGGCTGGATCACCAAAAGCCTTACCCAGATTAGCCATAAACTTTGACGCATTAGACATAGTTGCTTTACCAAGCCGCATGGCAAACCACTCGTCCGAGTTTTGCTCAATTTCGTGAAATTTAAGCTGCTTGTGCATGACTACATTCCTTCACAATTAATGCTTGGTTTTCTAAAGAAATACGAGCATGTGGAAACACTTTTTCAAAATTACCATCTCGTATAAATGCAGCTTTGGCATTTTCCCAGCCTTTGGTATTTGGAATAATCTCTCGTTTTTCAACTATTTTTCTTTCAGCAATTTGCTCTTCAGATTCTCGTGGTAAATCTTCTCCAGCGTAGATGTAATGCCCCAAACCAAACATTGCCAAGTTTTTTACTAGACAGCGCATGATTGTGGTATTAACGTCAAACATAGTTGCCGCTAAACACGTTTTGTCACCATATTTAGTGGCATATTGATAATCGACATTTTTCTGAGCTTTATTAGCTCCATCCATAACAAATAAATGCATTGGTAAAGACTCACCTTCAATAGTGACCTCTGTTTGCACCATGTAACCTAAATGCTCATCAAAGCAGTATGGCTTTCCGTCAAAGTCTTTTACTGAATAAGTCATGCTAGGATAGATTTCTTTTGTAACGCCCCATGCCCATGCCCATGAAAGATATTTTTGAGTGCCTTTTGTTTTAACGTGTTCATTTACATTAACTGAGGATAGTTTTTGCCAAGTATTCATAATTTCACCGTATAATAACGTTGCTCGGCTTTTGCATAGCATTTGCCAAAGCGTATTAAATAGTATTGATTAGTTGTTTTTCTAGCCGGCAAACCCCTTCGAAAGTCTTTGCTGGCTAGATGCTCCATTAGTTTTCTAATTTTCATCAGCACATCCTTTTCCGTTACAGCGCAGGCATTTTTTGCCACCGTATTCAGACTCACCAGAACCATTGCATTTCACACATATTCTGCTTTTAGTTGAACGATCAACCAGCTCTTGACGAGCAATACGATCAGTTAAAGTTTCAATAGATTTGATCTTGTTCATTCATTCCCCCAAGCATCAACTAAGCTCATTGGACTAATTGGCATTGCATTACCATCTTCAGCCTTGGCTTGAGTGGTAGTTAGAAACATTGATAAGAGCAACAAGATGCCGGCAAGAATAGCGATTAGGAATTTAGCATCGCTGACAGCCTGAGCATCTATGTAAAAGTGTTCTTCGTATTCTTCAACAATCACACGCTCTGGTTTAAATACTTTCTTAGCTTGTTCTTTGATGAAATCTTGACGTTGCTTAGATGCAAAGTCTTTTACTGGATAGTGAATAGCCATGTTTATTTCTCCGATAATTATTATTGATTGCCATGCTCTCAATGGCTTCCCAGCGTTTCCACACAAGCGAATGTGTTGAACAGGTAAGATGTATTCATAAGACTGCCTACCAAGACAGCAAGCCTCTCACAACAATCTATCGAGATAGACAGTCTTATAAACCCCAGACACTTAGCCGGTCTGGGTTAGCAATTACGGCAGTTATGTTAATTAGGTGATTACTGCACCGGACTTATTACAGAGCCGGTGGACTCTGGCCGTAAATTCTTCTCCCAAAAAGACCCTCACCGAAATGAGGGTTGAATGTGCCGTTAGGCGAGGAGTAACCCTTCGAGGTTATAAGGCTTGGCACGAAAGGCTACCCCCGTAGAA